TCTCCTTTATGGCGCTCTGTTGGAAGCGTATACCTACATGAAGGGTGAAGCTGACGTTCTCGCTGGATACAAAGCTAGATATGATGAGTCTATGTTGTTACTCAAGCAACTCGGTGACGGTAAAAACCGTCGTGATGCATACCGGTCGGGCCAAGTCCGATACCCGGTTCAGTAGGAGATATAAGTGGCTATCAGTGTTGAACTTCCAATTCTTCTAGGTGGTGTAGCGGTACATACCACGAACAACCGTGGTTTCACGCCAGAAGAACTTGCCGAGATGGCGCTAGATAAGATTATTTATGTTGGCAGTCAAAGTCATCCCGTAATTCGTGACCAAGCAGAAGCATTTAAAGGGCACGTTAGGTCGGTCATAGTTGCCTACATGAAACAAGCGGTTGTGTGTCATAACACAACCATCGCAAACCGGCTTACGCAAGCAGGACATCCTGAACTTGTGAAGCTTTTAGATTAAGGAGCCTATCATGGCAATCTCTCAAGCAATGTGCACTTCGTTCAAGGTTGAACTGCTGCAAGGCGTACACGACTTTACTACATCTACCGGCGATACTTTCAAGATTGCGTTGTACACCTCGTCGGCCACTCTCGGTGCTGGTACTACCGCATATACCGTATCTAATGAAGTATCGGGCACGGGCTATACGGCTGGGGGTAACACGCTAACTAACGTGACTCCGACTTCTTCGGGCACCACGGCTTTTACTGACTTTGCTGATACGACTTGGAGTACCGCCACTATTACGGCTCGCGGCGCTTTGATTTACAACGACACGGAATCGGATAAGGCTGTGTGCGTTCTGGACTTTGGTTCGGACAAGACCTCGACGGCAGGGAATTTTACGGTGGTCTTTCCTACCGCTGATGCTAGCAACGCAATTATCCGCATAGCGTGAAAAAAATAAGGAACCCTCATGGCCGGATGGGGCAGCAACGGATGGGGTCTTAGTTCTTGGGGGGCAGGCGAAGATGTCGTCGTGCCGTTCGGGGGCTGGGGCGCTATTCCGGGCTGGGGCCAAGGCGGTTGGGGTGAAACAAGCAGTAGTGTAAACGCAGTAGGTGCTGTTGGAACCGTAACGGTTGAAACTTCTGTAAACGTAGATGTAGATGCTACTGGCGTTGAAGCAACCGGCGCAGTCGGAACCGTAGATTTTGTTCTTGACTGTGTATTTGAAGTAACTGGAGTTGCAGGCACTGGCGAAGTTGGCACGGTTGCTGTTGAAGGTATTGCCAACGTAGATGCCACAGGTGTTGAAGGCGCGGGTCAAGTAGGCGATGTAGTAGTAAATGCTGCTGCTGTAGTTGATGTAACCGGCGTCGAAGGAACTGGTGTTGAAGGCAACGTAGTAACCGAGGCAGGTTCAGAAGTTGATGCACTAGGCAATGCCGCCACTGGACAAGTGGGTGATGTAGCAGTTGAAGGTGTAGCAAATGTTGATGCTACTGGAGTTGAAGGTGCAGGGCAGGTCGGCGATGTAACAGTTTTTTTAAGTATTCAGGTTTCTGTTACTGGCGTATTTGCTACTGGTGAAGTTGGAACCGTAAGTTTTGAACTTGATTGTATTTTTGATGTAACAGGAGTTGTTGGCACCACAGTTCTTGGTGATGTAGCTGCTAGTGGTGATGGAAGTATTGATGTTCTAGGCAATGCTGCTACCGGATTTGTTGGTGATGTAGCAGTCATTGGTCAAGCGGTTGTTGATGTAACCGGGGTACAGGCAGCAAATGAGGAAGGCGATGTAGTAGTAAATGCAGATGCAAATGTATCTGTAACTGGAGTTGAAGGCACGGGCCAAGAAGGCGCGGTAATTGTTGTAGCAAACGCAGATGTAATTACTGTTGGCTTAAGCGCCAACGGAGAGGTTGGTACAGTAAATGTAAACGGCGAGGCTTTTGTTGATGTAACAGGAGTTGAAGCTAACGGACAAGTTGGAACAGTAACTACAACAGCAGAAGCAAACATAACTCCAACAGGAGTTCAAGCAACAGGACAAATTGGCACAGTTTTGGTATGGAGTCAGATAAATGATAACCAGACCCCGAACTGGCAGAATATAGATGACAGCCAAGCCTCTGTTTGGCAAAATATAAACGACGCACAAACACCCACTTGGGTGCCGATAGCGGCATAGGAGTTTTAAATGGCGAGTACATACTCAAACCTAAAGATTGAACTAATCGGCACCGGGGAACAGTCGGGTACTTGGGGTACTACGACTAATACAAACCTTGGCACCGCAATCGAACAAGCAATCGCAGGATATGGAACTGCAAACTTTACTAGTGATGCAGACCTTACCCTTGGATATACCGATAGCAATGCTTCGCAGACATTCCGTAATCTGGTGCTGAATCTGACCTCCTCGGGTTCTCTTACCGCCACACGAAATTTGATTGTGCCGACAACAGCAAAGCTATATTACGTCTTCAATAACACTACTGGTTCACAAAGCATCGTAGTTAAGACTTCTGCCGGTACGGGCATTACAATTCCAAATGCTTCCAAAGCAGTAGTTTTTTGCGACGGCACCAATGTTGTAGAAGTAGTTAATCGTTTTGGTTCGCTGACACTTGGAGCTGCACTTCCGATTGCCTCTGGAGGTACTGGAGCCACAAGTCTTTCCGGCGCAAATATTGCAGTAACAAACGCAGCAAATACATTTTCCGCACTTCAAACCTTTAGTGGCTCATCAAGCGTAGCCGCAACCAAACTTGCCAATGCCAAAGAAGTTGCAACCATTTCTGCTACTGCTGCTACTGGCACGATTAACTATGACGTAACGACTCAGAGTGTTCTGTATTACACCAGCAATGCGTCTGCCAACTGGACTACCAACTTCCGTGGTTCTAGTGGTACTTCGCTCGATACCCTGATGGCTACTGGTGAGTCGATTACTGCTACTTTCCTAGTGACTCAAGGTTCTACTGCTTATTACAATTCTGCCGTACAAGTAGACGGCAATGCAGTCACTCCTAAGTGGCAAGGTGGCACTGCTCCTACTGCTGGTAATGCTTCGTCTATTGACGCTTACACTTATACGATTATTAAGACGGGTAGTGCTACGTTCACCGTTCTGGCTGCACAAACTAAGTTTGCTTAAGGAATAGTTATGCCACCGATTCTATCTGCCTTCGGCGCTGCCTCTGCGCGTGGCTTTGGGATGTTTGCCCGAGGTGGGTTAGTCACACCCACTGTTGAATACCTTGTGGTTGCTGGTGGTGGCTCTGGTGGTCAATCCGGGCCGGGTGGGTATGGCGGCGCTGGAGGAGGCGGTGCGGGTGGTTTTCGTACTGCTTCTGGTTTTGCTGTTACCGCTGGGTCTGCAATCACAGTTACTGTAGGCGGTGGAGGCGCACGCATAGGTTCTTTGGGAACTTATGGCACAGGCGGCAACGGCAGCAACTCGGTTTTTTCCTCAATTACCTCTACTGGGGGAGGTGGTGGCGCTGGGGGTTCTGCAACCTATACCGCACCCGGAAATGGCGGTTCTGGTGGTGGAGGTTCATACGGTAGCGCCGCGTCCAACACAGGCGGCACTGGTACATCTGGGCAGGGCAATAACGGCGGTTCTGGTGCAGGCGGTGGCGCGTCAGGCGGTGGAGGAGCCAGCGCGGCAGGCACTAGTCACGGAAGCGGTGACGCCGGTACGGGAGGTGGTAACGGTTCTGCATCAAGCATCACAGGAAGTTCTGTTACACGCGCAGGAGGCGGAGGAGGCGGCGGCTATAAAAACTCTGGTACGCCGACTTCTGGGGCCGGAGGAACGGGTGGTGGAGGTGCTGGCGGCGGGTCGTCTAACGGCGGGTTACTCAGTGGAGCTGATGGCGGGACCAATCTTGGCGGAGGTGGAGGCGGTGCTGGAAACACCAACAGCTCTTATGACGTAGCAGGAAATGGTGGCTCAGGCATCGTAATCATCCGCTATGCCGACACATATCCAGCAGCAACAGCAACCACAGGTTCTCCCACCATCACCGTCTCTGGTGGATACCGTATCTACACATGGACCGGCTCCGGTTCAATTACGTTCTGAGGTAATAAATGGCACATTTTGCAAAGCTCGATGAAAACAACATTGTGTTGGAAGTAAACGTTGTGCATAACAACGAACTGTTAGACGAGAACGGTGTTGAGTCGGAACAAAAAGGTATTGATTTCTTGATTGCGTGGTCTGGTGGCTACACTAACTGGAAGCAAACCTCGTACAACGGCAACATCCGCAAGAATTACGCAGGGGTTGGGTACACATACAACCCGAGCATTGATGCGTTTGTCCCGCCGCAACCTTATGCGTCTTGGGTGTTGAATGATGCTGCCCAATGGGAAGCCCCGGTACCTATGCCTGAAGATGATAAGCGCTATTCGTGGGATGAAGAAACTCAATCGTGGGTAGAGGTTGATGGGCTGTGAACCTGCGCGTTGCAATCGCCGCCCTTACTCTTAGCGCTTCGGCGCTAGTGGGCATTGCGGTTCATGAGGGGTACAGCCCGGTTGCATACGAGCCAGTCAAAGGCGACGTTCCGACGATTGGGTTTGGTACGACAGAAGGGGTGCAGATGGGGGATAAGACCACTCCTGAAAGAGCATTGGTGCGCCTTCTGAACGACGCAAATAAATTTGAGAAAGCAGTAAAACGCTGCGCCCCGGTGCCGATGCACCAATACGAGTTTGATGCTTATGTGTCACTGACTTACAATATCGGTGAAGGTGCATTTTGCAAAAGCACGTTGGTTAAACTGCTCAACCAACAGAAATATGACGAAGCTTGTAAACAAATTCTTAGATGGGATAGATTCAAAGGCAAACCGTTACCGGGTTTAACAAAACGCCGAATGGAGGAGTACCAGAAATGCTTGGGTTCCTGATGAATCGGTGGGTGATTGGGGCGCTGACCGGGCTAGTGATGCTCGGTTTTTCGTATTGGAAAGGTTACACTCACGGCAAGGATGTCGTGCAAAAAGAATGGGATGCCTACAAAGTAGTTCAGGAACGTGAGGTGCAAGCCCAAGCAGACAAATCGCGACAAATTGAGCGACAAATGCAAGCCCATGCCGACATTATTCAGAAGGAGCGTATTCGTGAAACACAGATTGTTAATCGTCGCTACAACGCTCTTATTGACAGCCTGCGCGACCGCCCCGAAGCCCGTCAAGACTCAGTGCCCGCAAGTACCGACAATGCTGTGGGATGCACCGGAGAGGGACTGGCAAGGCCAGATGCAGAATTTCTTGCAGGGTACGCTGCCGATGCTGCCAGACTCCAAGCCCAATACAACGCCTGCCGCGAAGCCTACGAAGTGATTCAAAATGCCGCTCAGTAAACTTGTATTTAAACCGGGAATAAATCGCGACCAGACAAATTATGCGTCTGAAGG